CTAATCGCTCTCTGTAGAAGGTCAATCCCTTTTATGGGTGGCATTACCGGAAACGCTATCTCCATCATCAAGCCGAACCCCATATAACATGAACAACGATCCTAGACCTCTAGCCGATTTCATGAAACTGCTTGACCTGGATTACGAAACGGATAACTCTTTTGATACCGCTACCGACGAAGACATTCGCGAATTTTCCATTCACTCTCTCGCCGCTACCGCTGCTCTCTCGACTATCCGAAATTTTCTAGATAACTTTTCCCCTTCTGACCATTCCCTTCAAAATTGTGCTCTTCATTCCTATCTCAATCAGTATGATTTTAACCAAGACTCCTCCTCCATTGTTAAACTCCTCTTTGAGATTCGTGAGAACCTCCTCATTAACCTCTCTGCTACACACGAACTTGACCAACTAAAATGCTTTCTCCGACTGATGTCATGCTCTGGCGTTCCCGTCAGTGTGACTGAAACCTCTTCCCACATTCCTGATTTCTCTGAGACCAAGATTCTCTTCAAACACTTTGAGATTGTTAAGACCGTTTATGATGACTTTGATGAAACTGTTTATTCCATCAACACAACCTATCATAAACTCCGTCTTATCCTCTCTGGTGACATTGAAGAAAACCCTGGACCTCAGACACACTGTACCGTATGCCTCGACGAAAAGAAACGATTGAAAGAAATGCAACGTGAAATTGCGAAGCTCAAGAAAGCTCAAGTTAAGCAAAATCATTGCTTGCAACGACAACTTGAACTTGAAAAACGTGACCGTAAAAAGAAACGTGAAGCTTGTTCTGACCGCAAACGACACGCCCAATCTCTCATTAGTGACACTGCTGGCAAATTAGTTAGTGACGCTATGACCGCTTGTTCAAATCCCTCTACCCTCGCTGAAACAGCTAAAGCTGGTGCTTATGTCGCCGCTAACGCTGTTTTCCCTGGCGTTGGTACTGCTGCTGCTGCTGTTGTTAATGGCTCCAAACTCTCTGCTGCTGTTAACAAACTCAACCCCACTATGGACATGATACAAGGTGTTCTTAAAACCCTCACCGAAGCTAGTGATGAACTGAAAAGTTTATTCAAGATTCCCTCCGACTATGATTTGCTTGGTATTCTGATTTCTTTTGCTTCAATCGCTCAATGTTTGAAGCAAAAGCAAGTCTTTCTCCTCACACTTCATTGTACTAACCTTGCCCGTCAGTTACGGATTACCTTGGACTCCCTCATGAGTCTGATTCCCTCCTTCTCTGATATGTCAATTAGTTTTAACTCGCCTTCTTCTAGTGCTCGTGTCGGTCAATCTCTCGTTACCGACATGTTCACCACTGCTGCCGCTGCTCCCGAACTGCTCCCTTTCACAGGATTTCTCTCTTTCTTCTGTGGAGCATTTAGCCTGCTCTGCTCTGGAACCATTCCCACTCCTTCTGACATGAC